TTCAATGTATCGCAGTAATACCACGACAACGGAGATAACAACCCCTGCTATCATCTGATGAACTGGGGTTAGGGGGAATTCAAAGGCAAAGCCCTGAAGAACAGAGAGAATAGCTATTACTATTGCCCAAATAACGTGCTTGTCTTTTAAGAGTGTGATGAGTGTGTTCATATTCCTACCTTTGTTTTGAGTGTTATTGATTGTAAAAATTAAAGAGTTGGGTACATTTCAATAAAAGCGAAAACATATGTATTTGCGTATGTCACAACAACACTAAGGTTATTGCTTCCAACAGAAATTGTGCCCAATGGATTAGCCGTTGCAACAACAATAACTGGAGTTCCTAAAACCAATGTTCCGCCTGAGGTTTTAATAAATGGCACTTCGGTGTATGAAGTTCCAACTCCACTTTGGGTAGCAGTAAGATGAACTTTTCCGCCCATACCAGCTGGTATGGTGTAACTTACTGTGGTTGGGCCTACATTAGTATTACCCAAATTTGACTGATAAACTACGTTTACACTACCATCCCCATCAGACAAAACGGTGTAGTTTGATTTTGTGCGAATGTCTAAAGCACTTTGGTTGCCTGAGTAATTACCAAGGATGGTGTTCTTTGAGCCTGTTGTTATATAATAACCAGAACCTTCTCCATAAAAAGCGTTATAACCACCTGAAGTTAAATTTACTCCTGCGCTATGACCAACAATAGTATTGTTTTGTGAAGTAGTTGCAACTCCAGCTTGATAACCTATAAAAGTATTATTTGCAGATGTTGTAACAGCATACCCTGCTTGATACCCTACTGCTGTATTACTAGATGCTGTGGTGTTTGATGTAAGAGCAGAAATTCCAACAGCAGTATTATAAGAACCAGTGGTATTTGCGTATAAAGTAGCATTACTTATCGCCCTTGCTTGACCTCCAAATGCAACATTTCCTGTTCCAGTAGTATTGCTATAAAGAGATTGAACGCCAAAAGCTGCAATACCAACTCCAGTTGTATTAGAATATCCAGCTTGCCAACCAACCGTAGTTGTTTCGCCTGTTGTATTACTATATCCAGCCTGATACCCTACTGCTGTATTGTTAGATGCTGTGGTGTTTAAATATAAAGCAAACCCACCTAATGCAGTATTGTAATTTCCTGTTACTGTTGTACCACCAGCCATAGTATCATAACCAAGAGCAGTATTGTCTGTTCCTGTAGTAATTCCATAACCAGAATACATTCCATAAAAAGCATTTCTTGTACCAGTTGTATTACTATACCCAGCTTGATAACCTACTGCTGTATTGTTTGCGCCAGTATTGCTATTTAATGCCTGATACCCCAACGAGGTCGTATAAGGCGTAGCTGATTGGTTCAGCCCTGTAAACGCAGTATTTTGTACTGTTGAATCTGCAAATGTTATTTGAGGGGAACTACCCCCGACTACTACGGTCATATTAAGCTCCTACTGGCTTTTGTGCCAAAAGTTGTTCTTCAGTTGGTTTAGCTAATGTTGGGTGTTCCCATTTAGCAATGTAATCGCCTTTGCCATCGCTATCGTTTTGCAAATGAATAGTTCCACCATTGGGTGAAAAATCAGCATCTGTTAATGATGAGTAAATTGCTTTTATTTGGTCAATCAACATTATGCACTCCTTACCATTGCGGCTTGAAAATATGTGTAGGTGCTACCACCATTTGTATTTGTACTTCCACCAGATGATTGATAACCGTAAATTTCAACATAATCTGTTGAACCATTTAATTGAACTAGCGCTGTTACTTGTCTTAAATATGTAGTTAATGGATTATCAAAACCTCTTTTAAACTCTGAACCATTTTTATAAATGGTAATAAAAGACTCATAACTTCCAGAAAATCCGTTGTATGAACCTGTGATTTGGTAATACCCTGCTACTGTTGGTGTAAATCTATAATTTGTTGAATTGTCGTAATTTGAATTGGTATCAAATTCTTTTGTAGGAAATATTAATTTAGTAAATGTTCCTGTTGAAATTGTTTGATTGCTACCGTTGTAAGCACTAAATGCTGGGCCACCAGTAATAGCAGTCCAAGCACTACCGTTATAAACTTCTACACCACCATAAGTAGTGTTGTAACCCATTTGACCTGTTACTGGTGATGATGGTCTACCTGATGTAGTCCAAGATGCCATAACATTACCGCCAGTACCCGCAATAACTTTACCCGCAAATGTAGCGTTTTGGTTTGTATCTATTGTTACCGCAGTAGTCGCAGTCCCACCCGCCGAAGTGGTCTGCAAAAGTAACGTCCCATCACTACCTGCTGTCTGCACGATCCCCGTTACGCCACTTGTAACCCCGTTGTCACTCTTTATGATTGAACTAGACATTATTTATTCCTTATGCTATGTTAGCCGCTTTTAGACGAGCACGGAGGGATTGAATTTCTGCTACCAAATAAGCAATCATTTCCGAAGAACTTGCTTCAATAGATTGATATTTTGGTTTTCCTTCTGAGTCAACAGCGTTTGGTTGACCTACAACAGCTCTAGGAATAACAGTCTGAAATTCATCGGCAATAAATCCAACGTCAGCAATATTATCTTCTGACCAATTAAATGACCTTGGTTTTAAAGCATCAATTATTGGGCCACTTTGTTCTGTTGTTATATCCGCTATATTTGTTTTTAATCTTCTGTCTGAAGATGCTGTGTACAAAACAGTTGTTGATGTTGCATGGGCAATTAAACCAGCTTGTGAGCCTGATGAATTTGTAAAATAAACATATTGTCCATAACCACTTGTAGCGGTATCTTGAATAGTTAATAAATTATAAGTAACTGATGTATCTTTAATACCTACTTTACAATTTCCAAATTGACTTGTTGCACCAACCAACAAATTACCACTTGTATCTATACGGGCATATTCATTACCATTACCAAAAAATGTTAATGGAGTTGTTCCGTAAGATGCAACTCTAGATTCTGAACTTGTTGCAAGCAAATACATTCTTGGGGTTGCGCCATTTGAAATCGTCAATGTACCTTGAGAAGCGCCAGAAACTTCTAATGTTGTTCCATTTCCGTAACTTTTTGAAGTAGTACCAAGCAACAAATTATTGCTAGTATCTAGCGTCATTGCTTGGGTAAATGTAATAGTATTACCCGCAGTTCCTGATGGGGCTATGTACCATTGATAAGTTCCTTGACTTATTTCAAAATAAGCTGCAGCGGTAGAAGTTTTATATTTATAAGCACTGTTGTAATAATAGTTTTGACCAAATGAAATATTGTTTCCTTGTGAAACTATATTTGACCCAGAAGGAAATTCCATTTGACCATTTGACCAGCCTGTTCCAGAACTAGGTGTAACTGCTATTCCCACATTCTGACTTGTATCTATTGTTACCGCAGTAGTCGTACCATTCGTTTGAAGTTGCAGTACGCCAGATGTATCACCGCTAAAACTTAAAGAAGTGGTGGTCGTGGTTCCTGCCGAAATCGTAGATGCCATGTTATTTCCTTAAATAGTTACCCAACGCTGACCCGAACTAAGAGTTACGCTGACACCAGAATTGATTGTGATTGGACCAACACTAAAAGCATTCGTGCTAGTGGCTATCGTATAACTTGTGGATACCGTAGTCCCATTAATCGTAAAACCATTTGTAGAGATTATTTCTGGAGCCTTAAGTTCGCCCGTGCTCGGTTTAAATGTGTATTGCGTATTGGATGTATATACGACCTGGGCAGTGCCACTTGTTGCATGAGCAAATAGCGGGTAATAAGCGGTCGATGATGACGTATCGTTAGTAATACTAGAGCCGCCGACAGAGTACCAGCCTGGCGTGCTTGCCACCTCGCTATAACCCTCGAACTGTTTGGTTGTAGAGTTATATCTGATCATCCCTTCAATAGAAGGGCTTGGCTCTTGAGCGGTCGTTCCTACTGGCAATAAAAGCGCGGCCGTTCCACCAAACGATGAAATCTTTATAAAATCTCCTGCCACCGTGCTCCAAAATACTATCGCAGTCTCGCCGCTATAAACAATCACTCCAGTCGTAGGGCCAGTAACACCTCTTATCGTGATCGTATAACCGCCTGTAGTTGCATTATTGACAACATACATCTTACTCACGTTAGGCGCGTTTATGTTCCTATTTGCCGTGCGCGAGCCTGTGCAGAGTAACTGGGCATACTGCGCAGTCGTGCTAACAATGTTATTTCCTGAAGAAGTTCCAGTTGTTTGCGTTAGCGTTACGTCCGCATCAGTCGTAATGTTGTTGGTCCCTGCTATCGCAATATCAATGTAATCTGTTGTGCCGTAATTAATGTCGTAGCCCCAATTACCAGCTTCAGAACCTGTAACAGGCTCCACAAGCTGTAAATTTGTTGAGTATCCTACTGACATTTATAACTCCTATGATGTAATCTCATTCCAATCGGGCGTTTGACTCGTGTCTTCTACGGACCAGTTTGGTGATTGAGAATCTCCTATATTTTGCCATGAAGGAGTCTGATTGTCATTAATTAATTCCCAATAACTAACCCCCAAAGAACCCACCAATCCCGCCGCCCCAACGCCTACCAATTGAGCCGTCCTTGTTCCCATTGTGACCGTGCCTGCAACTCCTGTTGCTCCTACCCCAGTAATCGCTATCGTAAGGTTTGGTCCTACAGTTCCCGTCAAACTTTGCGCCGTTACTCCACCCAGAGGAACACTTACCGCACCAACCGCGCCAGTTGCTCCTACGCCAGTCAAAGCAATGGTTAAATTTGGACCGATTGTTCCAACATTACCCTGCGCGTTAACACTCAGAACAGGATCGGCATCGCTATCAATAACCGTTCCTACTGCACCCGCCGCATTAACGCCAGTCAATGCAGGAGTAACTGAAACCTTAACAGTACCAACCGCGCCGCTTGCATTAACCCCGCTGATTGCAAATGTAGGACTAGGTGTAACCGTACCCGCTAATCCACTTGCAAATACACCTGATAGTGCATTCGTATGACTTACCGCCAGCGTGCCCGCATATCCCGATGCCTGGTTGCCAGTCAGTGTTAAGGATATGTTTACAGATACCGTACCAACCGCACCCGTTGCCCCCACTCCTGTAAGTGCAACTGTGACATTTGACCCAACCGTTCCTACATTACCTTGACCATTTACACTGATTACTGGGTCCATATCGGACTCAATAACCGTACCAACAGCACCAGTAGCGTTAACTCCAGTTAAAGCTACCGATGTATTAGAACTAACCGTACCCGCTAAACCAGTCGCATTTACCCCAGTTATAGGCGCGCTTTTACCACCAAGGGAAGTAAACGGTGCTTGGGCAAATGTGGTTAAGCCAAACATCTTAGAGTATCAGCCAACGACTGCCAGATGGGACCGTAACGCTAACACCACTAGACAAAGTTATTGGGCCAATCGCATGGCCTGAATATCCTGTAGGAATCGTATAACTTGTACCTATTGTCATATTGTTAACAATGATTCCGTTAGATGCAACAAGTTGCGGTACTGTAACCGATCCTCCAGAATCTTGAATTGCGGCCTTTTCAGCGGGGTAGTCTATCCAAACATTAACCGTTCCGCTAAACGTAACAACACTGCCAGAATTACTCGAAGATAATATAGTTGTCCGAGCCAAAGCCCCGGTAGTATAAGTACCATATCCAACCTCCCAGTTTCCAGAAGAATCGGTAGCCGTGTAATAAGTCGTATTACCGCTTGTTAAAGCAGTAAAAGCTTGAAATCCAGTAACCGCAGAGCCAAGCGTAAAACTACTGGTTGTATACGATGTACTGGTAACTTGGACTCTATCTGCAAGTTGAAGAGCCATGACTTACCCTTAAGATGTTGACAATCTAATCAGTGCTGATGTTGTCGTGTTGGTAGGCATTGTGAGCGTAAATGTTCCAGCCGTAATCGTCTGAGCTCCAAACGTATGCACGCTAACGGCCGTATTACTCTGGGTTGAGTTGTAAAGCAACACGGTGTCAAAAGCGGTGGTCAGAGTAACTGTTGTCCAAACAAAGTTAGCCGATGGTGTCCAATATCCCACACCCGCCGTAGAAGATGAGTTGGTTGCCGTTGGAGCGTTTGCGTTGGTAACTGTTGTTCCGCCCGCTGTATATCCTGTGCCAGATACTTCGTTGGTTGAGGAGTACACGGTTGTAGACGCATTTAATGTAGCTGTTGTTACATATAAAGCCGCCTTGAATGTATCAGCAGTATTGGCAGAACGAGCCGCATTGGTTGAATTAAAGTTGTGTCCCGCAGACAGTAACTGTCCAAGGAACGATGTACACATTGATTGGGTGTTTGCCATGTTGGGCTCCTTATGCCATTGATGCGGCGATTAAATCTGCGAAAAGGGATTTTTTCAGTGTTACATGAGCAGAGCGGTGTACCAATTCATCATCTAAATAGTACTCAACCCAAGTCGTGTATTCGTTATCATTGTCGATTGAACCTTCCTTCTTGACCAGAAGTGAATCGTCCATTTCGCCTTTAGTTGTTGTAACAAGCATTATGCAATCCTTAAAATGGCTGTTGTAGGCCCAGCAACTGGGAACTGAACAGTGAATGAGTTAGAACAAGTTTTATCACTGCCAAAATCTAATACGCAAACTGTTGCATTATTCTGGCTTGCATTGTAAATCAACGCGCCTCTAACAGTAAAGGCGGCAGGACTCCAGATTGCATCACTGAATGACCAATATGCCACCGTCCCACCTGTTGATCCAGATGTTGGTGTTGTATTAACTGTTAGCGCCTGACCACCAGCGGTATACCCAGTTCCAACTACTTCATTTGCTAAACCAGTTGAATATTGCGTAATAGCAGGATTTAAGTTGGCTAAACCAGTAAATAAAGCAATATAAAAAGTATCAGGATTTGTTGGTCCAAAATTATGCAGTCCTTGCGCAAGCTGGACTTTAAAACTGGTTGTTGCACCTTGTTGAATAGACATTATCTAACCGCCTGTCTGTATTGACCAGACCTATATGCGTCTTGACGCTCCATACCATCACCCAGGCGTTTAGCAAGCGCAAGTGCTTCCATATACTTTTTATCGTAAAGAGCCACCAAATCTGCATCGCCCTTCATAAATGTATATCCCTCAACCAGGCTTGCATACAAAAGTACAGAATCAAAGTTTTGACCTAACCAGCTTGTTCCTGTTGGATTATTGATTGTGTTTACCTGTAATTGAAATCCTGTTCCTCCTGGAATAGATGCCGTAAGCAAATCATTAACGGCGTAATATGAGCCATTTGAACTCATGGTTACAGAAGTTACAGCATTTCCTGATACAACAATATCGGCCTTTGCACCGCTTCCAGTACCGCCTGTAAGAGCCGTGTTGTAGTACGTTCCATTTGTATAACTCGATCCCGCCGCATATATGCTTACTGTTGCAATAGCGGATTGCACAATAGATACAGGGTAATAATAATAATGAAGCTCTGCCCCGTACGAAATATCAGGAGTTGGGCCAACAATAAATGATAAATTGTTTGTAATGTTTGAACCAACAACAGTCGGCCCAAAAAGCGCATAATATCCCGGCGTTCCGTATGCGTTTGGCAAAGGAAAGGCCTCCCGCATATAGTTGACATCTTTGTTAAGCAAATAATAGTATTGACTTTGAAAATTAACAGTACCACTTACAGTACCAGAATTAATAACTGACAAAGTAATAAGCGATCCAGAAATAGAAACTACATAAGCATTTATTCCAATACCAATCCCAGTAACATATTGGCCAACTTGAATATTTCCTGTAATTCCTGACAAAGTTATTGCATAAGTTCCAGCCGTTCCTGTCGCTGTTGCAGAGGCATTTGAATAAATAGCTAACGAATAAGGCGCAAGAAAATCAGAAGGACAAAGCAAATACTGATTATTTGCAGAAAGAACTCCTGTGACGTTTTTTCTTAAAGAAGGAAATTGTATTGTGTTAAATATTCTCTGCTCAGCCTGTTCCACAAACACAGGAATATCCGCTACGAAAGTTGATTCGTAGTTTTGTAGATAGTCCTGTATAGTTTGACTAAGCTGAGAATAATCTAAACTCATGCCATTGGGCCTCTGGCCATTACGCCTTTTTCAGCCGCGCCAGTCCCACGAACCTTAATTCCGTCTTCTTTAACGCGGTCATCCATAGTAATACTTACGCCCATCAAAGGAACCCAGTTCTTTTTTTTCTGAAACTCAGGATCAATAAAAGCGTCTTTAGGTCCAACAGCTTTTCCTTGCATAGTATGCGGGGGCGCATATTCAGATGCTGGCCCGTTTGTGACGTTTTTAGGTTTGTGAATGGCAGGACTATTTTTTGTAGTCGGTTTAATCATTTTCATATTAACCTCCGCGACTGGTGTGTTTTTGATTCATTGCACGAGCCAAATTACGACCCATAGCGCGCATTTGCATACCAGTTACGCCGCCTTTGGCCATTTTTGGCATACCGCCTTTTTTAAGCTTAGATAAATCTGTATGTTTACCAGGATGTTCCTGCTTATCATGCATTCCAAAAGCCTTTTTAATCAGCTTTTTATCTTGTTTAATATCTTCTTTATTCATAAATACCTCTACGATGTTACTATTGTTACATTGCCTACTTGCACATTTAAGGTTAAATAATTTTGTGTTAATGCAACATCAAAGTTACTTGCGCCCCCAACAGGATTCCATCCCCATTGATATACCCTACTTCCACCCGATGGGAAGCCATCTTGATTTTCATTTGTACCATTTGCTTTACACGTTTGCAATCCTGTTGTTCCAGATTGATAATAACTTATATCAGGCCTTGGGTCACGCACTCCTTGAGGATCATCAACAGGGTACATACCTAGTTGCAGTTGCGGTTGGTCAGGGTCCCAACAAGTTGGACACACTTTTAAATTGTAAACCTTGGTTTTAATGATTTCTTTCTTTAAATCAAACAATTTATAGCGAAATCCACACCGATCACACTCGGCAATTGAGTTTTTTCCCGATGAAAACCTATTTCCCATCAATAACTGTTCCCAATGTACATTCTTCTGGGTACAAAACGCACTGACGCCTTCTCTCTATCCTCTGTAGCCGCCAATTCCCAGGCTTCATCATACTGTTGCTTGAGTATTTGTATCCTATTTAACCCATCAGGCACTTTTAAAGCCAAATAATAGGCTAGTCCAGACACCATACAGTTAACAAACCTAAATGGAACGTCCATTATGTTTACACCATTACCTGCATCTTGCATTCTTCGTAGTCTCCAGTACACAAATTGGTAGCTTGCCGCCGAATCTGGCGTTGGCCACACTGTAATACTGTTCTTTTGAGACAAAATAATAGGGGCGCCTAAAGAATGAGAGGCCGCCGTTGTGTTTCCTTGCCCTCTAGTGCAGTTTAATAGATAAGGAGGAAACCCATTTGCCGCTGGTTGTATTTCGTTGTACCCAATTAACTCAGAATCAAGCGTAATAAACCCCGCATTTGGTATTCCAATTAAAGAAGTTACCGCAATTGTGGTGTCAGTCGTGCCAATAGATGCGGAAATAGCATTGCTAGTAGGCTGATTATTGGCAGTTAAACGCTGTATCCAGACCTGAATTGGTCTGCCCTGTATCAATTTATTGGGTAAAGTGGCGTAAGTAGAAACACTAATACGCGTAATTGTTAAATCTGCTTGATTAGAACTGCTGTTGGCATTGGTTCTTATGACATGCTCTATCAAGTCAACAGTATCGTCAGGAAGAGCGTATGTTGGCTGTCCTTGAACAAGCGGAATATAGTCTTGCTCGAACGTCCACATATTGATGCCGCGATTGGCCCAATCTGTAAACAATAAATTTAAAGACCGCCGTGCAGTCTTTATGTCATATCCAGTCCTAGATTCAACTCCTGCTCGCTCAAAAGCCTCCTCAATAACATCTGTTAGTTGAAGATTAAAGGCCGAAGAACCAGAAGTAGTAGACATTATTTAGGCGCAACACAAGTTAAAGGTGCGGCCACAGGTGCAACTTGTTGCACTTCGGTTGTTACAGGAGCATTACCAGCAACACCAGAATTAACAACAACAGGCGATGTTTCAGTAGAAACGGGAACCACAGTCGCTTCCACATTAGATGTAGAAATATTAGAAGAATTAACAACCACCGCAGGTATAGTACTATCGACATGGGCCTCTAAGTGTTGAATAATTTCTTTTAAATCATCAGCAACATGGCCATGATCTCTTTCATGGTGAATTGCCCGAATTTTTAGTTCATTTAATAAAAATTCAGTTTTTTCTTCCAAATGTTTTAAAAAACTCATTTTGCGGCTCTCATGTTGTCTACTAAATTAGGATAAGGTCTTCCAGCCGCTTTAGCCATAGCTTTAGCCTTGGCCTTTTTGGATGGCGTCAACTTCTTGGGTTTGCCCAATCCTTTTGGACGGGGCTTATCCCAAACTTCTCCACCTTTGGCATAAAGAGATACGTCATCAGGATTGTCCTTACGGCGTATTGTCTTTCTACCAGGCATTTTTGAAGGGTTAATGTCACCCATCCCTCTGCTAGCAATCATTTATGCATTCCACCTTTGCACATAACAATCTTGCCTTTGGTATGTCCTTTTTCGGCGCAACCATCAGCACGCTCATGGCAACGATGCGACATGCCTCCACCTTTCATTCCACCTGGACGGCGAGACGCCATCATAGGATTCATTGGCATTTTTCCAGCCATAGGCGGTCTTGTACCAACCGTTGAAGATCTAGGCATCATAGGCATCATAATTAACCTCCGTGTTTTTGATGTTTGTGCATATGCTCAACTACTTCATGGTGCATTTTGTGACCTGCCGCATGTTCTTTATAGTGATGATGATGATGTACATGGCCTCCAGCATGATGCTCTTTCATATGATGAATCATATGTTTGTGCTCATGAGGATGCTCATGTCCAGCAGGATGAACGTGTTCGTGATGTTCTGGGTGTTTGCTATGCATAATTACTCCTTACTTTTTGTGATGAGTTTTGCCGCCATGCCTCATAGCCGGGCCTTTTACGTTATACAAAGGACCATCTCCAACTGAGTTGCCTTTCATTTTAGGCATCATAGCTTTTGTAGCGCCTTTTTTTTCGACAGAATGCTCGCCGTGTGTTTTCATACCGCCAGCAGTAACTTTACCCATTTTGGCTGTAGTCATGCCCTTTTTTTCTTCAATCCCGTGCATGCCTGTAGTTGAACCACCAGATGCCATTTTCTTAGCGTGACCTCCGTGTTTCATCGCCATTTTTAAATGATGATGAGCCATTTTCATGTGATGCCCGTGGGCTTCGTGATCTTTCATATCTCCACCTTTATTAAATGTGCGGCCTTTGTCCGCGTTACTGAACTCTTGCCCCACACTACGCGGGACCCCCACTTTCTTGGCGAACGCTGGATTGTGTGCCACCGCCTCCATGAAATTATGTTGTTTTTTGCTAGTACTGGGCATATTAAAGTTTTATGATCCAACCTTTCCCAAAAGCAAAACCTACAGCAATAGCTCCAACCCAAACAAGAATTTTATTGATAACAGTTTTACCAACTTGTTTGTAAAACTCGCCAGCCAATTCTTCAATAGCAATTTTTGCCGCCTCTTTGGCTATGGCTTGTTCGCGTTCTGTTAATTCAATATCTGCCATGTTTACCTCATTGTGCCTTTTGTAAGACCACGAATAGCACATCCATCAGCACATTTCCAAACTCGCAAACTTTTATTAATACGGCTGTTTGGATCATTGGCGGTTTTGGAGCTAGTTAACTTTTTTTTCATTCCTTCCATGCGGGCGCAAAATGATTTCTTCCTTGAACCGCCCTCTGGTTGGGGAGCTTTAATGTTATGTCCTTCAGCTTTAAGAGAGGCCCTACCCTTAGTGTTGAGTCCGCCACTTGGATTTTTCCCCTCTTTGCGTTGCCATGCTGGAGTAGCCATTAAACCACCGTATCTGCAATTAACACTCCACCCACATTGACCCCAAGGTAGCTTTGTGTTGTTGTTGAATCAGTTACTTGCCATTGAATATCCGTTCCAGCAGGGTAAACAAACGGAAAAACTCTTTGTATTTC